TTTCCTGCGCTATGCCCCAGTAAAAGATCATTGCAAGCAGGGCAGTATCCAACCAAACGATTTGACAGCATCTCTGGTGCGTCAGTAACGCGCCTGTATGGCAGCAAAGCATTCAATGCTGAACTGCAGCTGACATATCAGCTAAGCGATGATGACACGGCAGCATTACTAAAGTCTTATCACGACAGCTACGGTGGTGCTGATACGCTTAATTTGCCGGAAGCGGTCTATGGCGGCATGAGCGAAAACTTGCAAGCTCAAGTTCGTGACTACTACTCATGGCGCTGGAACGCTCCACCATCAGTTGAAAGCCTTTTTCCAGGTCGCTCTAGAATCCTAGTAACCCTGATCGGAACACTGGACGGTTGATATGGCAGTTCTAACAGGCGCTGATGGTCAACTCGTTTATAACAACCGACCTGTTGCAAAGTGCCGTGAGTGGAGTATCAGCACGTCAAAAGACGCGCTTGAGACGACATGCTTGGCAAGTTTTGACCGCAGCTACGTTGAAGGACTGCGTGGCACGACTGGGTCAGCAACCATCCTTTACGACCCAGAGGAGGCGTCAGGCAACAATCTGCTGAACTCGATCAATGCCAATGGGCAAAATGACACGGTCGATTTTGTGCTGTCACGCGCTGACGGCAAGCGTTTTCGCTGCAGTGGTTTTCTTACTTCAGTCAGCCCAAGCGTGACCGTTGGTGCCGTTCAAGCAGTCAGCGTCAGTTTCCAAGTTTCGGGCGCTGTTGATGGTGAGTTCTAATGGCAGTCCTTGGCACTGGCGGGAGATTAGTTCTCAGGCGTGAGGCACCTGCTCCATGCGTTCTGCTCGATTCGGGGCTGAACTGGGAGAACGATACTTATATCAGCATCTGTCCGGGATACCTCAATGGCGATCGCATCGCCGCTGACTGTTTGCCTGTTATTCGCCCTGGTCAATATCCAGGCAACCCCTGTAACTGGTCGTCATATCAAGGCGGTCGCTGGTACTTAGGACCAAACCGAACACAGATCGCTAGCGATAGCGATCAGTTTTATAAGCAAGGCGGTGAGCAGTACCCAGATGGCCAGGCTGATGATGCCGCCCAGTTCTATGCCCGCGTGGGCGACACGTCGGGTGGCGATGAAATTGTCGGTTGTGTTCCAGATGGATATTGGATTCACATTGATGATTTGGGTCGAGTCTCTTTCTATGAAAGCCGTTGTGCAGCAATGGCTGGGTGTCCTAGCAATCGTTTGGACCTGGCCAATATTGCTGGTGCGGTGACAATCGCTCCGTATGGCAGTCTCGATTATCTGAATGCGGTTTGGGACTGTATTGCTGGTTTGAGTGGTGACTATGAATTCAGCGATGTATCGGATTCAGTCACTCTTGAGAGCATCTGCGAAGACGCACCTGACTACATCCAACCTGTGCCGAACCCCAACACAGAGGCTTATGCCTACAATAACGCGGATGTGGAACCACGGCCTGCAAATAGTCCTGCGCCTTATTGGGAATGCGTGGCTGACTTACGTGAGTGGTCACTTAATTTGTCTGCCCCAGAGGTGGACACCACAGCTGTCGCTGAGAAATTTGGTAATGCCGTGAAGAGTCTTGTGAGCGGTGGCGGCAGCACTGAATTCTTCATTGACAGGAAGTGCTTTAGCGATGGAACGACCAACGGCATGACGCTGATGCAGTTACTGCTGATGACGGAGCAGGGCTGCAAGGCAAGCGCTCAGTTTTACGTTCTTCAGCGGCCTGGCGAATGCGGCGCGGATGAATGCAGCGGGCTGATCAACGGCGATCTCTACTACGAGACTGATTTGCTGATAACTCAGACCGCTGTGAATATGCGACCTACTGAGCTAGTTGTGGGAACTGCTCAATTCGTCTCCACAGGTCCGATTAAACTAAAAGAATCCTAACTGAGTTAAGAGTGGCTGAGATTATCCGTGCTGGACTGCCCGACAGTTTAGGTCATATCGATACGACCCAAGGCGACTTCAGGACTCAAATTGACGCGATCACGGATACAGTCCGCCAGTTAGGCGGAAATCCAAACGTTTCTGCCACCACCAGCGATCCACTAAACGCGCCGTTTGTTCTATACGTTGATCCAAATATCGGCTCAGATGTATTTGTATCTGGCGATTACACCACAACACCCAATACGACCTATGAAGACAAGATGCGGCGAATTTCGCTGCAACGACTTCAATGCGGATATACCCAGAGCAGACCTTTCCGCACTATCAACCGTGCCATCATCGAGGCGGGAATTATTACCAGCCGGGATTACCTAGACCTGAATCCGGCACCTTGTGGCGATCTGGTCAGCATTGTACTTTCGCCCGCTGTTCACACAATCCTGAACGACGTAGGGTCTGGCACGACAACGCCATGGGTTGACGGTCAAGATCCGACCGATGCACAGCTTATTGAGTTCAATAACAACAACACCGGAGGTGTTCTGTTGCCTCGGGGCGTGTCGCTAATCAGCTTGGATCTGCGTAAAACAATCCTCAGACCAAACGCTGTTCCAGCTCCAGCTAATGAGGCACCCGACTTATCAAACCGTCGTGCATGTTTCAAACTGACTGGCGGCTGCTATTGCTACGGGTTCACCGTTATGGATAAGCAGGGCAGCAGTGCTAGCCACCACCTGCTGGACGTATTTCAATTCACCACTCAAGCTGAACTTGATCAGTTTTATGGCAAGATCGTTAGTTCGTTTGGCGAGGCAGTGTTTACTGACTTTGTTAACGATGATTATGCGGAAGCGCGAACAAGTGAATATCAAATTGTTGGTCCACAGCCTGCTAATTCAACACCTGCTGTTGACACGATTTCGTCATCTAGCCCTTACATCTACAACATTTCAATTCGCAGCGTCCTCGGGATGTGCGGGCTATTGGCCGATGGAGCGCGAGTGCCGGACTCGTTCAGATCTTGCGTGATCGCTCAATACACAGGTGTTTCACTACAAAAAGATTTCACATCATGGCAAATTTATGCCGGTGGAACTTGGTCAACCGCTGCGTCTGCTGGTGACATTATTGGCGCGGATCCTAATGATGTTCGCGTGGATCCACAACGTCGGTCTGTGCATATCCGAGCAGTCAATAATGCGGTCATTCAAGAAGTCTCAGTTTTTGCAATTGGGCAGGCTATTCACCATCTATCTGAGTCAGGTTCTAACGTCACTATCACAAATAGCAACAGTAATTTTGGAGGCTGTGCATCATTAGCCATCGGATTTACCGATAAAGCTGCACCTTCAGACGGTGATTGGAGCACGGTTTCCGTAAGCCGAGCATTAGACCCATTCGTCAAGAGCAACAGCGTTCAGAAGATCTTTCTTGGCCGTCTATCTGATACTGGTGGCGACAACCCGAATAACACCACGACACTAATTCTTGATCAACCGTTATCTGAAAGCACAGCAGCGCCAGGCCAACCTGACGTACTTGCACGGGATAACTACAGCTTGAAGGAAGACGATCTGGTGTGGGTGCTGAACCCATCTGGTGATGACTACCAAGCCGAGCTAGCAGCAACTGCCTGGCAAGCCTCTGACCCGGCTCAGGTCAATATCAAAGCCTCTTTGCAGACCGGAGTCCCGGCAGGTGATCGGGAAAACCCAGACGGATCTTTTGACTTGCCTGACATTGCTGGCCTCCGGGTCTATGTCCGGCGGCTCAAAGACACCAGAACGACAGCAGAACGCACCTATACCGTCAAGCTACAAGGTGCCAGTAACCTGCGAATTCCTAACACTGACTACATTCTGCGCGATGTAGCTGGCAACTGGAACGAAGCAAGGCTCTCAGCTGTTGCCCAGGCAAACCTTGATTTAGCAGGTTCTAACAGGACAGTCGACGTTCAGCTTAGGAACGCCAACACCCAAGGCGACATGGCATGGGAGGCAAGCACCTACTACCGGGTGGGGGATGTTATCCGCCGTAACAATAAGCATTTCACCGCAATTCGCGACAACTACGGGACAGTTTTTGAGCCTTACAACTGGGATGAAAGTTTTGTGCACATGGCTTCGGATTACGACCCCGAAAGCCCATTAACAAATTCAGCGCCGAAGATAATTTTTGATGGTGATACTGATGCAGATAATGAGAATACTGTCAGCTGTGGTTTCACTCTTGCTAACGCCGAGGTTATTGCTCAATACCAGTCAGCCACTGACTACAAAGGAATGCAGTATTACCTGACCACGACAGGAAGTGCGATTTCACTTGTCCCTCAAGGAGTCGGTAGTCGTGATATAGCACTGAATTCAGATGAAGTTGAGTTCAGGCGTCCGAGCAATGTAAGGCTTTATTCTCACGCTTTTGAATGGTCGGGGTACGGGAATTATTCGACTGGTCTGCCTCAGTACCAAGGTACGTTAAGTGAAAACAATAAGTTTACTTATTACTTTACCAACGAAAACGGAGGCAAGTGTTACGTCTCCGGCTTCAATGAAGAAGGTTTGCAAGTTACTTCAGCGGGGTTAGTAAACCTTGAAACAGGTCAATCGGTTAGCATCGTTGACATTGGTCAGGATGATGTTGCCGTTGAACCGCCCCCGCTGGCGTCCCTCAATGAACCCGGCCTCATTCAGTTGCAGGACGCGGCAACAATTACTGGACTGACTGCGGCTGAAATTGCAACGCTCAACACTGCAATCTCTGGGAACACACCAGCAGTCACTGAGCCATACCTAGACGCATATCTCGACGCTGAAAATTATGTTGTTAGCCCTGGTCGTTCAGCAATCAAGGTTATTCATGTCGTGCCAGCCAACATGGTTCCGCTGACCGGTGCGGCTTCTGTGCCCTATGGTCTGCCCTCAACTGCGCCAGGTGTGCCTTACACAGACCAAAGCGATCGAGCCGCCACAGTTACAGATGCTATAAGACTGGCCGAGCGTGTTTTTGTTCCTACTGGAGCGTCAGTTGTGATTTCGGTTCACGGCAATATCGAGGATGCAGCCAATAACCCAATCACTGAAGTCGGGCCATTGCAACTGCTAAATGGCTATGCCGAAATCATTGTTGCGGGCGCTAGAGGGTCGAGCGGTGCGGCTGGCCCTGTCATTAATATCAGTAAAGCGATAACCGCCACATCGACAGAGCGGATCCCCCAGTATCGAACCATTAAGGCTTATTCAGCTGGTGTTATCTGGGCTGATTGCGATTTAAGGTTGGATATGGACAATGAGTCAAGTCCATGCTATGCCACATTTAACGGAGGCTTCGGCGTAGGCGGCAAAAATACAACCCTGCGTTGGTATAACACTGCAAGTGGTACTGCATCCACCAGCTCTTATGGCGGCCCGTGTATTTTCCAGTATTACGATAGTGACGATCAAAGCAAAGAGTTTATTCAAATTCTGGAAAGTTCATCCGCCTCAATCCCGGTTCTGGAGTTCATGGGGGTTGGCGGCGCGTCTGGCGACGATGAAAATGGCAGTGGTCTAGTTGGTCAAGGAACTACTGTTTTAATTGATTTCTTGAAGGCTACTGTTGGTGAGGTCGGTAAGTCACAACTTACGTTTACGTTTGTCAATAACACCAGTGTTCGCGCTCAATGCACATTCATAAGCCTTGGTGGTCGTGGTGGAGTCAGAGCTGGCGGACGAGTTGCGCCTGAAGTTAATTTGAATTTCAGTAACGACGACTGGGATTTGTCTTACTGGGTTTCAAATAGATTCTACAAGCTCAAGAATTACTACGGGCCTTCATTTGGGATTAAATCGATTCCAAACGGTTCAACACCACAGGCTTTCTATGCGCTGAGCAGTAACAGCTTGGCGACTATTAACACTGCTGATATTTGCGTTCTTACTAATGGTTGCTGTATTGACGTCCCAGATGTAAACGCTCCGAATGCGAAATGTGGGCCTTTCGCGCTGTATTTCGCACTAATGAAGTACAACAATGACGGCACCTTGCTACTGAGAGCCAAAAACGGAAACGGCAGTTTTGTGTACGGAGGCAACACAGTGCCTTATAACTCGCTTGAACCGTATTCAGCTGATGATCTTTAGGGGTAGCTAAGCTTAAGGCACGTCTAAATAGGCGTGTCCTTCGGCTGAATAGTCATGTCAGTGCAATTAATCCTCAAGAACTCCTCAGTTGAGGATAAGCACCCGCAGCCATCGCAGCTAGCAAATGGAGAGCTAGCACTAAATTTTAATGAGGCAGGTGTATTCCTTTCGTGCAAAGATTCAGCGGGCAATCTTCAGCAGGTTGGTGGAGTAAAGATTGCTGATGCAACACCTGGCAGCCCGGCAAAGCAAGCATTGTGGTTCCAGCCTTCTACGGGCAAGTTATTTGTTTATGACGGCACCGGCTGGTTAGTTGTTGCCTCAGGTGGCAGCGGACCAGGCAGTGACACTGTTGACCAGATTTTGGCTGGT